AGTATATAGCGGTTTGTCTGAGTTCAGGATAGATCTCTTCATCAAGATCTAGATCAATTACAGTTTGAATGAAATTGATTTGTTCTTTAGGAGTCATTTGTCCTTTGATGTACTTGTTGTACTCACGTTTATACAGTTTCATGGGGGATTGAGATGTAGGATAAAAAGGTAACAACGATTCCAACTGATGGATTGTTATATGGAGAGATGACCAAATAATTGGTATCATGAGTGCAGAACTTTACCTTTGCAAGGAACTCTTGTGTGTCTGACTGATAATGTACAATATCACCTGTTGATAGGTGTTTGGTTGATTTAATCGTCTTCCATGCGATCATAGGAGTTGTTCCCTTGTTGGACAGGTGTATTATACACGTGGGCAAAGAGTTTTGTCAAGATGCTGTCACATGTCGTATACTGTGACGATTGGAGCACTGTGTTGTTCATTTGGTGTGCTCTGACCACACTGAAGATCAATTTCAATTCAGTTTCCGTAAGATTCAATTGTTGATGCGGAGGATTGTACTCCATTTCATTAATTGTCATAATAGTTTCCGCGTTTTGTTCATTCATCGTAGCATACTCTTCATTTTTTGTACACAATCGTTAAATCCATCCACAAGTAATTCAGTATTTACATTCTGTGAACCAGCAGCAGATTGTGGTTCAGGGAGCCAATCCTCCACCAATTCTACAATATTTTCACAAGTTTCAAAATCATAACCAAGCTCATCGTATAATCTATTGAAAAGTTTTTGTGCTTTATGTTCTTTTATTAACTTATCAACTATTTTATCCATAAGTTCTCGGGATATTTCAGTCATAGGTCATAAGGTTGTTGAGGATCTTTTTTCCAAACTTCTTTGTAGATAATCCATCGTTCTACTCCTGTTTGCATTTGAGCAGTCCAATGGTATCCATTCTCATCAACAGCATCCAAATAATGAATACCTGTCTTTTGATCAATCACTCGTGTGATCGTTTTGAATTTTACTCGTTCAGTCATTTTGAATCTATCCATACAAAAGAAAGACAATTTTTCATAAACCAACGACTAATCGCAGTCGGTTTCTTATTCATATAATACTTCAAATATCCATTACCAAATGTATAATATCCAACTTCTTTACCACCTTCTTTAATTATAAAACTGGGAGTAATGTTACCACCAGTCGCAGTAAGTTTAGAGTAATCTAATTTTGCTGGAAAACTTCCATTCTTGCGAGCATACTCAATATCCTCAATAATCCTGGTAATCTTTTTACTAAACTGATACTCTTGATAGTATTTGAGTTGTGCGAACTTATACTCTACATCTTCAATTTGTTTATCAATCTTCTCATCAAACTCTTGTGAGATTTCTTCTAATGATTTGCGTGGTAATTCAAGTTTGAGTTCTTGTGGCTCATTTGGGATGGTGAAGTATTCTTTGAGGAGTTCATACTGTTCGTTGTCTTCACTCGCATTAGCAATCAAATTCATACACTCAAAGACATTCTTTACATCTGTGAGTGTTTTGAGTTTGCTTATATCAAGTTTGTGATTTAATCTTTCAGTCATTCTTGCCACCCATCAAAGTATTCTGTAACAAAGTTAAAACTCAAACCAACTTTACCAACTTGAAAATCTACTCCAAATAAAGAATTAGTAAAGAATGAGAATAGGATGTGTAATCCACCATCACTAAAAACTAAACGACTGGGATTTTCATAATGAACCCAGAGTAATGTTTTATTGTTGATGATACCAAACTGCCAAGTGTAGTCAGTATCACCATCATCCCAAACTTTTTTATCGTATTGAAAGAGTTTCATAAATTTGCCCACATTCCAGTAATTGTATCAATATCAGATTGTCTGAACCACCAATAAGGACTTACTTCATAATTATAAGACATCACAGTATCACTTGTAGTTTCATTTGATACAACATCATTATCATGTGGATGTCCCATTCCAAGGAAATGACCAAATTCATGAAGATACAACCACCTCTTTGAATATGAAGTGATTGATTTTACATAGATGTCCCAGATATTACCAATAGGTGAACGGGATGGAACAGCAAGACCAAGATAAGTTGGATTGTCTTCAAATGATTTGATTTCAAAGAACTTAAGTTCAGCATTCTTTTGCTTTCCTACTATCTTAAAATCTACATTGATTAGATTCTCAGTGTGTGAAAGCATCTTATCAATGAATGTCTTTAGTTCACAACTTTTATGGATGAATGTCTTTACTACCCCATCATCAAGAATAGGTTTAGTAAAGTCAAAATAGATCTGTGAAGTTAAATTAATCATAGCAACTCCAATTTACAATTACCATTCACATCATAAACCACTTTGACTTGATACTCGTGGACTACATTCGCTTTCCACATAGCATCTTTGAACTCTTGTGTTTCTTTGTCTGGATACTTGGCAACATAATGACCATTCTCATCTTCTTCATTACAATCTACATCACCAAGATAATGAAGATTTAGATAACGACGAAGTTGTTGCTTTTGATACTCATCAAGTTTGATCTCCACAAATGTAGTGAATTCATTTGCTACTGGTAATTCTTCAGTCATTTTGCCTCCAATTTAGCAATAAGAGTTTTCAGTTCAGCAATCGTGTTACGGTTCCACATCTTAGGATCCCTCTTTACGGCAATGGTGTGCTCATCCTCTGGATCATCATACCATAGTTTGTTCTGCCATTCCTCATCAAGAATAGGATCCAAACATTCAAGGTCTCCAAGAAGTTCAAAGATTTCATCAGCAATAAGTTCTTTATCAATCTTATCAATCACTGATTGTTTGACTTGAAGATGATTTTTTAGAAGAACATCATAAAGATGACGGAGTTCTTCTCTGGTGAATGTGATTTCAATCATTTCAGTTCCTCTTCTTCTTTTTCAATATAATAGATGGCATTTAGAAACTCAAGACCATACTTAGCAACTACAAATGCATCTTTATCCTCAAAGAACCTATCACCTATAGTTTCCATATCATAGCATTCTTTACCTTTATTGAAGAAGGCAATCACATAACAATTCTCTTGTCCTAAACCATTAGATTGATACCACTTGACGAGTTCATACTTGTTGTTGCATTTACTCCAACGGAACTCTATGTTACGGAATCTCATTTTGAATAAAGACAAGAACTAATACGACCAGGAGTTGCAATTACTTGCCCACCTTTAGCAAGACATTGCTCTTCAATTTGTGGATTGCGGAAATGTAAAGCAGCAAATGCAAGTGCAACAATAATAGAACCTACAATTGCTGCAAATATTGTTGCTTCGATGTTAGTTTGATTGTTCATTTGATTGCCTCCAGTTCATCAAGTTTTTCATTCACAAAACCAGTCATGTCAAGTGTGCGAGGATCTACACCTTCATCAAGACAATCAAGGTTAAACTCCATCACAGCACCAAGAATCAGACATGCTTTACGCTTATCATCCAGTGGTTGAGCAACATAACCAAGAATGTGCTCGTAGAGTTGATCGTAAGTCATTCTTCAATCTCCATGATTTCAATAACGGATTTGATCTTTTGCAGATCTTCTAGGCGCAATTCCCATTCATCATACTGCTCAGACAGAAACTCAATAGCATTATCTTCAAAGTTAGATTCTTCACGAATCTCCCATGAAAGTCCTTCAAGTTCTGCCTGACAGTATTCAATGAAATAATTAAGTGTGCTGATCATTTACTATGGTATTCAAAAGAGTAAGAGTTTGCATGTTCCAATGTTTAATATCTCCATGAGGAGGATACAACTTACTGTACAGTATACCATACAGTTCTGGATTGATGTGCTGAACTTTCTCTAAAGTATCAGCAATTTGAAAGTTGATGTCAGTCACAAGATTACATCCTTGATTTCGGTGATAACTTCCCAATCTTTGTCAGTTTTGTCACCGAAGCGATTGCTACCAGTGCGAGTGCTGACCCAAAAGAAGTATTTACGATTTTCAGCAGCGAGAAACAACTCACCGCCAGTATCCTGCTCTACAATGCAGACAGGATTGCCGTCCATTGTGTTAGCAAGGCGGTTCTTTGCCTTGCTGCTTTTCGGTTTGACAACTACTTTTCTCATGATCAGATCAAACAAAAGGAACCACAATACTGTTGCGCCCACACCAGCGCCTCCTCTAAGGGGCGTGGATTGCTTACAACCATAGAATACCCCTCAACCTCTGCAACAGCGACGTAGGTGGGGTTCTGGAGCGACATGGAGGGCACCAGAGTGATGGTGCCTTGCTTGCCGTGCCCTGCAGTGTAGTGGAAGACCATGGGGGGTGTGTTGCGTTGACTCATGTATTATAGGGGTCCTGCTGCCGAATACAGTGATATGTAGGACAGTCATTCAACTGTCCCACGGTGCCTTCCTATTCAGTATTTCTTTGAATCTTTCCTGTACTTCAGGATCTGGTGGTTCATTCAAACGTTCCACCAAAGAATCAAATTGTTCTTTTGGTAATACAATACGTTCTGGTGGATAAGATCCTTTACCCCAGTATTCCTCAAACCTGTGGACATAATCCATGTGATTCCAACCATGATTGACATTTATCCAGAAATCAGCATATCTCTGGTGGTCATCCATTCTCCAGTTAGAGTGATTAATCAGGCGATACCAATACCAGAAAATTGTATACTTAATCGGTTTAAATCCGATTATCCACTTGTTTATGAACACTGGGAAATCCATTACCCAACGACCCTCCAACATACAGTAGCGTTGCCCTTACGTGGAGAAGAAATATGAGAAAAGGCAGCATAAGAAAGATCCAAATCAGCATGAGAATATGGACCACGATCATTGACTCGTACAATTACTTGCCTCATATTATCTTGATTGGTTACCCTAATTTTTGTGCCCATAGGAAGATAAGGATGAGCTGCAGTCCAACGATAAGCATCAAACCGTTCACCATTGGCGGTCGTTTGTCCATGAAATCCGTCTCCTACTCCATAATGTGTGGCAATTCCGCAGGTCAGTCCTGCAATAAGAAGTGTTTCAATCATTCTGATAGTCGCAATTTACGTTCATGAGAAATGGTAGGAACATACCAATCATCGTATGGATAGATATACTCTTGATACCATCCAAGATTGAGTTCCTCCCAGAATGCACAATAATCGATTCTGCTTTCATAGTCAAGTCGAAATGCGATAGCATTCCTCCATGACCAATAAGAATCTTCAATCCAAGTTAATAAGTTCATCAGGTTTACCTATGGTTGTGTCCCATGCAGTTTTAAACTTCTCATCCCAATTTGAAAGGTAAATTGGATAGAATGCAGTCATAGCAGCAGCAATATCTACAACTGCATTTTGATTTCCGTTATTAACTGCATCTTGAAGTTTATCAATTAGAAAATCAAAGTGTGTAATTTCATTGAATGCATCTTGTAGATCATTCATAGCAGTCCATTTTGGATCAATCATAGTTTTATCCGCAGTTGGGCATCCAAATAGTAGAAAGTTTGTTCTTTTTAGCGGTGATATTGAAGTGATCAATTTGACCATTCTTATGATAGATTCCACACCAGAGGAATCCATCATCCATCATCTCAAAGTGTATCATATCAATGTCTCTAACGACAATCTCATCAGGGTTCTTTTCATCGTTCATTGGTATGGGTTCTTGAGGTTGTTCAGGATAGTATCAAAGAAAGCAATACGATCCTTATCATATTCTACATCAACACCATGATTTTTACAATAGTCCATGATAGATTTTTCTGTTTCAGTTGGAGAATAAATGTTACGAAACTTAGCATATGTGATGTGCTCTTTGAACTCATTCTTCATGATCTCAAAGAATTGAAAGAGATCTTGTTGCGTGAGTTCTACTTCACGTTCAGTTGTTTGGTGTGCAGTAAATTTAATGTTCATCATACTACTCCATCAGCACTATCTTTAAACCGTTGTACTTTTGTCAGATAACCTTTGCCTTGTCGATACAGTGCCTCAATCAGTGCGTTAATGTCATTAGTAGATACCATATCAAACTCATGGTTAAGATTTTCATATCTCAACGCATCAAGCATACACTCTAATGCCATTGCTTGTTGAAACTCAGGTGTGATGGGTGTGCCATGAGCAAGACCAGAGCATTCAGTATTGTAGAACTGATTATATCGTTCAAGGATACGATTACCTCTTTGATCTTCTTCCCATTGTTCCTTTTCAATTTCAGCAAGTCGCACCATAGCATCACCATGCTTTTCATAAAGTTCATCAAGAGCATCCAGTGCTTTACGCTCTGCTTCACGACGCTCTGCTTCTTCAAACATAGCATCAGGATAGGGTTCTTGATTTTTCATAAGTTGTGTCAGTCGTTGTTTACCGTACTCTGTAAGTTCATGTTTCTTGGTGCGAAGTTCATCGACTTCCTCTTGTGTGAGATTAACCCACGGCATATCTTCATTCAATCCCATGAGATATTCTCCACAAGAACACCTGGCATCACATAAGTATGTGGTTGTGTGCTACCAGTAATTTTACCAATTTTATATTCCCAATGATACTCAAACTTGTTGTGACTATCCCAGGTCATAAATTTTTCTTTTTCCGCATCCCATCGGTTTTTAATGGTAAGACCAAACTTATTTGAGTAAATATTCCGCGTTTTCAATCCGCCACCCTTTTCACGTGTTTCAACTACAGTACAAATATCCGCAGGATCATTCGTTCTAGTTTCAAGATAACATGGAGTTTGATATTTGAATGCTGGTCCAGCATATGCAGGCAAGCAAATCAAGAACAAGGCAGCGAAGATCTTTTTCATAGTTCCTCAGAAACAGTGTAAAGTTTGTTGTACAATGCGGAGACAGACCCACAGATCTTATCCAACCTGCTTTGGTCCGTCTTGGTCAATAATACCAGAGACGACAGCAGGATGTCAAGTTCGCTTTTGTTAAGGTTCAGTGACTTTGTGTTAATCATCTAATTCAACTCCATCAGTAAGTTCTTTCATTCTTTCAAAGAAATCATCATCAACTGGGATAAGTTTTTCTTCACCACGATCAATACGATCTACCATATCCTGAAGATATTCAAGAAATTCTTTAGGATAAGTATCATCCTCATTAAGAGATGTCCAGAACCAATCACGACATTCCTCTTCAGGATCATCTTCCTTCATTAAAGCATAATTTGCATAGTTTTCTGTCATGAGATCGGACCACATTCTAAAGTTGTTTCTAATACTCTGCCACCCTGTCATCCAGCAGTGACCAATCCAGTATTCCCACCAATTAAGTTTATTGCTCATCTTTCAGTCCATGAATGGGGCAATCACCACTAACCCACTTACGATTAGACGGCATTTCTTCATTATCCATCACAGGGCATTTACACCCATGTTCACGTGCCTGATCAGATCCTGGTACTAGACCATTCCATGGTTTCATGTCATCATTTCGCTCTTTATATTTGATAGCAGTTTCCTCAAGATCATCATCAGTCAGATGAGCAAGTTTACTGAATCGCTTGTGCAATGCCCAGTAGCGTTGCTCCCACGATTCATTGTGCTTCTCAATCCATTCATAATCTTGTTTTTTACTATCTGCAAGAATATCAGGAAGATCTTCAGACATGATCAGTTCATACTCTTCTGCCACTTCACGCATCAGTTTCTGATCATTCATTTCACTGAATGCAAGAGAACAACCTGCCTGAATAAGATTCTTTTGATCGAATCCAACTGCTAGCAAGAACTTCTTGAACATTCCAACATATTGATGAAAATTCATCTCAAGGTTGGGAGTTTCAATCGTGATCTTCTCATCATCAAGAAGATCAGGGAATCCAGAAGTGCTATAGTAAGGTGGAACTCCCTTACTGTAGTATTCAAATTTAACGTAACCTTCAGTTGCCATGATAGTTTAGGATAAAGGACAAATCAGCAAGCGCCTGCCATGGGATTACCCTGACGTGGCACAGTATTAAAATCTACAACATTATAACCAATCCCAATTCGCTCTTGACACTCACTCACAAACTTTTTACGAGTGATAACTGAGGTTGACATGGTTTCAATGCCACGGAAACGAACAACCTTAACCAAGAAATTAGGAGAAACTCTACCATCCTCCATCTTGCAAGGATAGTAGTCAACAACCATGGTGCCAGTTTCAGATTGAAGTCGCATGGGAGGTCCCTTGTGTACCTTGTTATTATAGGGCAAAGGGGTCGCCTTGGCAACCCCCTGTCTGATAAGAGTTACTTATTCATTTGCAGCGTTGGAACAGGCATACCACCTTCCGTGGGGACATAGATTGTCACATTGCCTTTGTTAGAACCTTCTTCAAGACCAGTAATATACAGGTACTGAAGATACTCACGATTATCCTTCAGTGAGTTACCAATGATTTGGTTTGCCTTTGCAACACCAGTGGCACGAATGACCTCAGCATCAGCAAGTTGCTGTGCAGAATCTTTCTTTGCTTGTGCTTCAAGAACTGCAACCTGACGAGTATACTCTGCCTTCTGCAATTCTGCTTTACCCTGCAGAGATTGTGCCCACACATTATAGAGTGGACCAACTACAGCATTGATGATAAACAGAGAGAGAATAAACGAGGTTCCGATAATGCCAGCATTACGGAGTGTATTGTCTGGTTGTGTCATAGTTAATTAACGACGATAAGGAGAATTGTAGTAGCGACGAAAGGCAGTGAGAAGAATAACAAACGTGGAAACCACACCAACAAAACCAAGGAAGGTAGTAGCATCACCGCTGAAATTGTAAGTATCAGGAGTCATCAGAATTCAATTTCATCAAGGGTAGGTTCCACACTGATAGATTCAGTAGTGGGTTCACTGGTATCACCAGTGATTGCGTTGAGAATGTTCAGAATTTCAGCACCAGTGCTACCTTTGCGGAGCATGGAAACCATAACATCAATAGACATAATTAAATTCCTCAGTTTGAATAGTAAAGTTAGAAAGGTTAATGGGGACGTTATGCAACAGTGGCAAGAGGAACAAAGTCGGAAGTGACGATGTTCTCACAGGTCCACTTGTCATCATCATACACGTAGAGGTACTCACAGCACATGCCACGTGCAGTATCTTCAAGATCTGTCACATGCTCAAAGTGGTGAACCTCATGCTCATCACCACGATCAGTATAGTACAGAACACCAGCACTCATGGGTTCACGGTCCCAACCGTGATCAGTTTTCAGAGAAGAAATCTCACCACCATCGATCAGTTCAATGATCTTCTTACGATCAGTGTACTCATCACGGAGGATCTTACCATTGTGCTCAGGATAACCATCCCAGTGGCAGTACACACCGCTGTAGGTGTTGTCGCTGTGCTTCAGAGCAATGAAAGAACGGGTTGCCATAGTCAGAGAGTAGTGTGGGTGTCGGTTTGCCCCCGACTCCATTAATATACACGGTCTAGGGGGTCAGTGGCAGATCAGTGGACACTTGATCAACTGGCACACGCTGGATGGTCAGGTTGACGTTGTTGCCCCAATCATTCATCTTGGTGATGCCACCAAATGACAATTCAAGTGGTACACCACCAGATTCCTGGTTCCACCACTTGATCTGTTTCAAGAATTCTGGTTTGATAGACACAAATAGTGTACCATCAACACCATATGCATAAGTGAAATGAGCATTCATATTTGGATTCATTTTTGATTCTCCAATAATTTAATAGCAGTTTCTCTATTCCTACATGTTTTTATCTGTTGACCATTTGATATGATAACGTACTGCTTATTACCGTATGGAATAGCAGCAACTTTACCACCCAAACAAGTAAATCCTAGAGGAGGTGGATCATCCTCTAGGATATAAGGGTTTTCTCCAAAATCAATTGATGTTTTACGTTTTGCCATTAAGATATTCTACCGCTCGTAATAGTGATTCTAAATTATCTCCCAATGCACCCAACCCAGTATTACATTTCTTACACAACCATCCACGAAACTCATTGGTCTCATGATCGTGATCGCATTGCCAACCCCATGTACCATCCACACCAGCAGGAACTTCACTTTTATGTTTATATACAGGTTTATCACAAATTGCACATGGTTCCCCATATGCAGGTTGTGGATACTGTTTCTTTACTTTATTCTTAATCTGAGATAGTTCCTTACTAATCCTAGTAGAGCAACTACGACAATAAGTATTAACCCTAAGACGATAACCATCTTTTGTAAACCTATTACTATAGAATTGATATTCTATATTATCTTTCCGCTCACCACACTCAGAGCACACACAGGTGCCCTGAGGAATGTTGTCAAGATTACGTTGCTTCATTTCAGATACAGATACCCACCAGACCAGTCAGCGTTGTGATACAACCAATTGGTGTGATCTTCGTTGAGAAGATTGTAGCGAGCAATCTTAGCAGGTGCTTTCCAAGATGCTGGTTTAAAGAGATCGCCATTCTCACGATCCACAAAAGCGTGGACGGACTGTTGACCACCAGCATCTTTGAAAACAATCTTAAGATACTTTTTGAGACGCTTGACGTAGAATTCTACATCAGGACCCCTCTCTTTCAGTTCCTCAATCTTTGCAGCATGGTAATCCATGTTGATCTCATTCTCAATCGAACGTTGATGAGAACGGATCTGCTGCTCCTTCAGATTCATGTAGAGAGCATCGCACAGCATGACTGCACGATCCTCAACTCTCTCAGCAGTAAGAGTGGTTTGCTGTTTGTGGGCGGGGAAGTCGGCAAATTCCATGGGTTGAATCCCTGAACTGAAATCAGTATAGGGGATCCATAGGGGCAGTGGTGGTGTCCTGTGACAGTTCTTCAACTGTCTGCTGGATCTCCTTCTTCAGGGTTTGTGCTGGATTTTCTTTTCTAAGTTGAGTCAGAACTTCCAATCCACCAATCAATCTAGAAGAGAACTCTTTAAGTTTACTAAGTTCTTCTTCCTTTACCATGATGTCATACTTGACATCTTTGATTTGATTCTCAAGATTTGAACAATACTTTTCTAAGTCCATAAATACTCCTTGTTTTTTATATCATACCATAAATAATTTAAAAGTCAAGACCTCGGATGGCAAAAGCATTTAACAGATTTGGTTTAAGAAGAGATCGTAATTTGAGTGATCTTCCCAATCCAACAGTTGCTCTGAACAATATACTCAGCACTCCTACAATGTTAGGAGCTAAGTCATCGTTTACCACTGTTGATCTTGAACCTATTCAACAAATCTATGTAACCAACATTACAACTAGCACTTTTGCCAGTTTAAATGGTATCACAGTTCAATTTACTATTGTTGCTGATGGACAAATCCAAAACAATAGTAACCCAACTGTATACAAGCCAATCATCAAAATTAAGAACAGATTGGACTCTGCATATTTTAGCACAGGAGAGCCCTTTTTCCTAGGGGGTGATGGTCCATCTGCAACATATTATGATGCTGATGATATTGTTAGGAATCCTATTGCTTGGACAGCAAATACAGTTTACGAATTTAACGAAGTAATATTATCAAATAATAAACTCTACAGAACTGATACTTCAGCATCTTCATCTACTGCACCAAGTCATAGTTCAGGAACAGTAAATGGATTTACATATGTTGCAAATTATGATTCAAAAGAACTCTATTTAAATAGAGCATTTGATAGTATTTCTGGTGAAGATTTAACAATTACTGATAATTTTTGGGAACGTGGTAGATTCATCTATGGTAATAAAGTTCAAAATAATTTCCTTTCATTGTTTGGTGGAGTCAATTGGGAAGGATATTATAAACCAACAGAGAATGGAACTACAATCTTTAGAGTACAAACTTCTGGTTTAACACAATTTGAATTCCAAGCATCAAATTCACCATCATATGTAACTGGATACTATGGCAATCCAGGTAATGCTCCATATCCAATTGCGGATATGAATACTGCAGGAACTGATGCACAATTTGTATTAATTCAATTATCTTCTCCTGTTAATTTAAAAACTGGAGATATCATTTATGTACAAATTGATGAGGGTCCTGTAAAATCAAGGCAATACAAAGTTTTTGCACAAAATACTACAGGGACAGTTACATCGTTTTATATCGATGTAACCCGTGATATGAACATTCTTGGTCAAACTACAACAACATTCCCAACTGGTAATGTTAGTGAAGGATCTGGATATAGATGTGTTGTTAGGTATATTCCTTGGCAAAATAGATCAACAAAAAAATATTTGAATTCAATTTACCATAAAAATACAATTCCAGGAAATGGTTATACAACAACTACAACTTCATTAACAATTACTGATGAATGGATTTATAAAAATATCATGATAAATGATTACATTTATGATTATAGATTATACAGTGGAGAGACAATTAGAGTTGCAAGAAGGTATAAAGTAACTGGATTAAATGATACAACAAAGACAGTAACAGTTGAATTAGATACAAATTATAGCATTAATGAATCAAATCTGAACGATCAGGTAGCATATTATTCAGGCAACGTCGTTCAATTCACATTTAATCCAAACTACACAGAAGTAACTCAGGTTGGAACTACTGGTAATATCCAGGGAGGATCGACTTCTCAAGCATTATATCATGTTGCTAGATTAGGAGAGACAGAATCTAGATATAAAGATATTGTTATAGATCATTTCTTAGAAGCATATAATGAATATAAGATAAATTGGTTATACTTTACTAAAGATGAGGATGTAGATCCAGGAACAGTCAATAAAAGTTGGATCATATTATTCAGAAATGAAGTTCAAACATCATTTGGATATTTAAATTACAAATATCTCTATGATAAATCTTATGAATTTTATAAAATTGGAGATTTTAAATTATTCATTGACAATACAGTTCCAACTGGTGGCACTTCTACTGAAACTGGAGTAGAACAAAGAGTAATAGGTAGTAAAAAATTAGTCAATAAAGGTGATAAGTATGCTGGTCTGTATACTTTACGCAAACTGACTTCTAACTATACTCCAAAAGAAAACTGGAATAGAGTATCAGTAACAAAAACTTGCTCTATGACATCTGGTTCTAGATTAATTTCTACTACAGATACATCTGATGTTGAAGTAGGTAACTATATTTTAGAAACTGGAGTCGGTGGAGGAACATTAGAGGGAGATGGATTTGCATCTCCCGTAGCAATACCATTAGGGACAAGAGTAACAGATATTCTCTTAAATGCTGGTATAGTAACAAGTAAACAACTATTGAGCAATAAATCATCATTCAATACTTACTTCTTAGATCATAATGGTTTCATTTGTTCTGGTATTTTTTCTAAGAAAGTAAGTGGTGCTACTGATAAAACATATGAATTTTATGGAGATGCTAAGTCAGTAGATATTGGTAAAATAGTAGTATTTCCACAATCTCCATCAGAAAGCACCTACGTTAGAGTAACCGCAATTAAGTATAAAGAACAAAGACAAATTAGCGGATCTACTTTAACATCAGCATTAGTAAAAATTAAAAATACTTCTACTAATGTAGAAACTACAATTGATCTAAACCAATTAACATTTTATGACCAATTTGATCCAGGAGTTCAATATGAATTGACACCATTAAGTAATGTAAGTATTACTGCATATTGTGTTGGTGCTGGTGGTGGACCATCTGGAGGTGAAACATCTTCAGTGAGAGGTGGATTTGGTGGTGCAGCACAAGGAGTAATTCCATTAACAGCAAATTCCACCTATAGAGTTATTGTTGGAGGTGGAACTAGTGATAGTACGGGTGGTGTTCCTGGTGGTGGTCTTGGTGGAATAAATGCTGGCGGTGGTGGGGGATACACTGGTATCTTTAGAAACAATTCAATATCTCAAGCAAATGCTTTATTAATTGCTGGTGGTGGCGGTGGTGGTGGCAATGACCCCAGCACTGGTGGTAATGGTGGTGGAAATGATGGAACCAGAGCATCTGGTGGTATATTTTCAAATAGAGGTGGTTTTGGTGGATCCCAAACTGCTGGTGGTAGTGGTGGTGGAACTGGTGCAGGTGCTGGTGGTGCATTAAGTGGAGGAACTGCTGCTTCTGGATCTACCATTTGGGGTGGAGGAGGCGGCGGCGGATACTTCGGTGGTGGTGCTGGTAGAGGATTTGAAACAGGAACAAATGATGGTGGAGGTGGTGGTGGTTCAGGAAGAATTGACACCACTAGAGTTACCAGCGGTCAATTTAGTAGTGTTAACAGTTCTGGTGGTGGTAATGCTACCGTTGATGCTGGTGATCCAGGATCACTTAGAATTAAATTATCTTCAGGGGCAACAGGAACTGGTTCGGCACAAATAGTTAGTGTTTATGATGTAACATTAGATAGAAATCCAGCATATTTTACTAATATTGCAACATATAATGCTGGTAGTAGGGCAGCTGGAGCATTTTATCATGATAGAGGATGTGATATTACTAAACCACTTCAATATTTCTGTACAAATAGTTCATGTGCTCAAAATAGATACAATTCAACTACAGATGCTGTAGAAACTAAACATATTGCTCTTTATATTGGAAGTGGAGCAATTGGAGGAAATGATGTTCGTTGGTCATCTCCATCTCCAGGAACAAGACAATTAATACAAAATGGAAGTGCAGAAATTGCATTATGGTATGATAATGAACCTAATCTCACATCTATAAATCACAACAAAACTTATAATAGTAATCAAGTATATGTAAAACTTGATGGAAGTGAAATAGAAACGTATTTAACAGAACTGGGTCATCCAAATTTCCCTATTAATGAGTACATTCCTATTGGATTTATCGAAGGGATGATGAGGGTAAAGGGACAAATTTGGAATGGAACTAATAATAATGGTACAACAGATCAAGAATATTATTTCATTGTTCGTTTAGCATCCAAGTGGCAATCATTAACAGATTTCAATACTACTACTGGTGGTTTACAAGTTGGCAAAACTTTAGATTTTACAAAATTCCCATCATCTGCATTTAATTTACAATATTTTGCATTCCCACCCAATCAATCATTAATGCATAATTATGGGGGATCAATCAATTCACTTGCTTCATTAACATCATATTATAATTCATATGGATCTTATGATGGAACAGCACCATATGATACTCCTGCAAGACAACCATATTATTTCCAAATTGGCACAAATTTAACACTAACGACTACTGAATTAAACTACTTCTATAATAGAACTAGTTTTGCACCATCAACTGGAACTACCTATAGCATTCCTGGTGGATCTTTTGTTGTGTTCTCTCCATATACATCTGGCAAACTCGTTTGGTTTTCTGGTCTTGAAGATCTTCAAGGATCATTTGGAGTATATTCAATCAAACCTGATCCTGCAACTGCTAGTTTTGGTGAACCTGGCACTATTAAATCAAAACAAAATTTAATTAGCATTCAACCACAAGATGGTCCTGCTGCTGGTGTTATACCAAATCCATCTGGATCTGGCACTGCTGCCTATACTGTTACTGGACTGACTAACATGCCATACCAGTATCTACATTATAGAAGAAAGCAATATGAAATAACTCCTATAACAGCAAGGTTCCAGGAACTGTTCCCTTATACTAGATTCATCAATCCAAACAGCAATAATGCACAAGTTCAAAAATATCTTCAAAATAGTGTAAACAAACTTTCTGTATATACATTCTCTAAAGATTTAGATAACAAAGAACTTTGCTGCCCACCACTTGATACTTCACCACCATTTGATACTTCTCCAATTGGTTTGTCTAGTACATCCAATGAACCAGATATATCAATTGGTGGATTGATTAATATTAGAACTTTAAGTGGAAATCATCCAGAGAATAAAATATATGCAATTCCAAGTGGTCAATCAACCACAAGTTTAAAGGTTGATAAGAAATTGAAGATTAATTTTTCTGGTGTTTCTTACGATCTCCTTATAGCAGATACTAAACCTTTTTAAGGTTTCCTCATCATAATATAGTATTCTTCACCATTAATTTCTGCTTTGAGTTTGAATGATTTTCCTTGTGCTCTTAAAGTAGCATTAAAATTATCATCGAGAGTTTGATTTAAGTTTATTCCAGAATATCTAGAATTACTTCCAATATCAAACTTATATTCAGTAGTAAATACTAAATCTGCAATTGTAACATTCAATGATTCGGTTTTCAATTGTAAATTGGCAGTATCTGCTTGCCATGGATTATAATCACTTGAGAATGATCTAGTTTTGTTAGCAAAATCTGCTGCTAAAGTATTAGTTATTTGTGCTAGAGAACTTGCAATGTAAATTCCAGGAGAATTATCTTTCAAAAGATCAGTTTGAAATGCATTAAATTGATCTGGATCATATGAAGTTATCAATCCTTCAACATTAATATCTTTATCAAAGTAATTATTAGCATTGGTTCTATATTTACTTCCTCTTAAATAAATTGACTCATCAACATTATCACCAACTGTACCGATTGATGTGTTGAAGTTAGTTACATTATAACTAAATGAACCAAGATCACTACCTATTCCATCATCAGTAACTGTTGGTTGTTCTAAGTTTTTAATATTAGAAGTGGATAAACTGTCATCTCTTAAGAATACTAAATCTGGCAGAATAGATCCAACTGGAAGAGAAGTATAACTACCACTAACAACTGGTGCCTTTGATGCAAATAAAATCAATTCCTTGATAGATTCTAAAGTACTTCTAGGATTTGTTCTTAAGAAAAATTCATTGGTTGAATTGGAATTGAATACTCCATATTCGGATGTACTTGAAAATACTGGTCTACTCGACTCAACATTTACATAGTTTTCTGGTAAATTTGAATTAGTGAAACCTGTTCCATCACAAACTATATCAAAATAAAAAGTAGTTCCACTTACTCTTTTTTGATAAATTATAAAGTTTTTACCATCATGTACAAACGTTTGTCCTACTGTTCTTGCATTGTACTCTTCAGATAATACAGATATAACTTGTTTAGTTCCATATTCTGAAAAATTATCAAAGGCATTAACTGAATCTTTATATA